CGGCCCAAGAGCGGTCGCTGCGGTTCCACCCAGCAATGGATGCTGAGTGTTAAACAACGAAACGCCATCGGTCGTGGTGATCGTGGAGAACCCGAGATTGAACACGTTCCAGAACACCTGCTCACGCGCAAACATGGCGCTGCGAGCATGGGCCTTGGGAACCTGCTTGATAATGCCGTACTGATCGTCTTCGATCAGCTCCCACGAAGCCCGGCTTCCCAGCGCGTAGGTCAGGTGGACATAGCGCTTGGTGCCGCCCTGAATCAAGTCATCGTAAATAGTCGAGCTTGCTTCGGGCTTTTCAGGCATCGCACCGACGCCTGCCATCTCTACCTCATCTTCGAAAGCCTGAGTAGAGTTTTCGACGTTGGCAACGTGCGTATACTCTTCGTCGCGCATCTGCAAATCGAGGAAGTGCAGGAACCAGTGATGCACGCCCGGTGCCAAGGTCTGCGCGAATGATCCACGAACCATCATGTTAGTTGTCTCCTATCCTACCCATTAGCCGTTAGGAATGTTAACCACAGCAGGGAGGAACTGAAAAATTACCCGAGTGCCAGCAGCCGGTACATCGCGAGGATCAAGCGCCACAACCTTCACAGCCGCAGCCGCTCCAGTCTTGCTCTTGTCCACGTACCAGAAGTTTGCGCCAGTATCGAGCGTGAGGCCATAGCTCAAGCCCACATCGGTATTCGCTGGCGTCGCAGTGTTACCTGCGTTGCCAAATGTAGCGCTAAACTTGGTGTCAGGGCTGGCAAAGATCAATCCAACGCGACCATCGTTAATCGGCGCACCGTGAGGAATATTCTTTGCGCTCGCTTGATTAGGCACGCTGCCAAAGGTGATCGTAGCGCCCAGACCAGTCAACGGACTGAATGGCGTTGGAGCACCAAGACCAGTGCTCGCAAGGTTGCTAGCAGCCTCATAGCTAACCCCAGTTGGGCTACCCTGAGCGCCGGTCAATGTCGCACCGTCCCAAGCCTGAATGCCGCCATCGGCAGGCTTTACGGACACCACAGTGCCCAACTTGAAAGTCTGAGTTGCCTCTTCAATCAGCCGGTTGGCAACCCACTGGTTACCAGAAACACTTGCTACGGGCTGGATCGGAATTGCAGTAATCGCCATCGCTTACCCCTTCGCCTGATGCGATGCACGCATCTCGGCCTGTTGCTTACGAGTCACTTCTGCGCGACCCGCACTAATAGAATCTTGTACCAGAGCATCTGGATTGTCTGGAATGAACGGCTGCGCCAGTCCCGAGCGAGCATAAGGCTCATTCGCCACACTCACCCTCTTGGCTACGCTATCGCTCATCACATCACCGGATGCGCCTTCCATGTACATGCCACGTGCAGCCGTGAGTTGCGCCGCCTTTTGCATGTTGTACTTCATAGCGCCATCGTAGATATCGCGCCTAATCTTCATCAGGATGAGATCGCCAGCGGTGACCTCTCCATTGGTGCCCACGACATCGCCACCCAGCACGTCAATATCCGCCAACGTGGCATTGGTAAAGCCCTGCGCCCGGCGCTGCATGTAGTAGCGCCCACTCTGGCTACCGCGATTTACCCAGCGGTATTGGTACTCAGTGTTCTTAATGTGGATTGAACAAACCTCAGGCACCATCAAAGGACGGGCCACAATAGATTTGTCGAAAAGGATAGCAGCATCCGGGGAAATCCGGCGTGCTCGCTCAAGGGAAGGATCAGAGGTCGGCTTAATGTCGGTTACGACATTCTGCTCGATCTTAGCTGCGTCGTTGGTAGTCAGTGCCACTCTCGGCCTCGCTGCGCGGCACCAATTGGCCGCTTGCGTTAGAACCCAGAGTGTTTCTGTAGTTGGTTGGTTTAATCGTCTCACTAAAGCGAATCAGAACGATGACGCCACGTTCAAACTTCAGCTCTACCGTGCCATACATTTGGTCTTCGATAGCGCCTCGAATTACATCTTCAGTAGCGGGGTCCAGCTTTAGCATCGTTGTTCGCCTAGTCACATTATACACAACTGCTTGGTGGAGGAGGGAGGATTTGAACCTCCAACCTCCCAGCTCTCGCTGGGTGCTCTAAATGTTGAGCTACTCCCCCATTGCCCGCGCTCAGCGGCCTCCCTCGGATTTACTCAAGACTGCTCCGCGCAGTCTCACGACCGAGCCATCTTAGTTGACGAAGGCGAGCTTGTCTTTCGCGCCCTTCATCTGTTCGACAGTCATACCCCACTTGGCAGCCGCCCGGCGTTGCTGTTCAGTCAAGCCATCATTGACAGCCCCACCCGCGCTAACTTCCGTGCTCCCGCCCGCACCCTCAAGGAAGAAGGTGCTTTTCTTACCGTCGAACCGAACGCCAGCCTTTACAGCCGCACGTCCAAAAATCATATCCACCGTATTGCGAATGTAGTCTTTGCTACCACGCAACTCCCGGCCAGTCGTATCAACCAGCGCTGAAGCATCCAGCACGGAGTCAATCTCCTGCTCAAACTGCGACCACACGTCGCCAAAGCCCTTGCGCTCATACTCCCGGCGTACTTCATCTTTAGCCATCTTCGCGCTCAGGGTAAGCTGATTCACGAGCAGTGGACCCATGCGTTGCTGAAATGCTGCATTCTCGTCATCGAAAACGCTCGACAGAGCTGTCGGCTCAGCAGGTGCGGCAGGCCGTCTGGTTTGATCGGCTACCTCACCCACGCGCTGGTTAAGCGCCGCCATACCTTCTGCGAATGGCTTCATAGCCGCAGCGACGCTTTCTGCAATCAATTCTGCTTGTGTCTTCGCAGGCGGCTCCCCTGTTGGGGGTGTCACTGCGGCTTCTGGGTTGGCTGGTTTCTCAAATGGCCACGCCATTGTTTAGCCCTCCAAGGATTTATAGTGTGAAAGAGCTGATTGCTCTAATTCGAGTATAGCACTGAAGGCGTTGTAAGCGCCTGTTGCTTCATCACGCTCAGCATGAGGCCGCTTGGTATCGGTCATCACGATCAGCGCCCTATCGCGGTGTTGGCGCAAGGCCACCAAGATTGCGGCCCAAGTCTCCAGCCGGAACAGGTGCTCCACCTCCTGCTTCGGCAGCATTAGGAGGTCCTTGAGCGGGTTGCCCTTGAGGCGCAGCTCCGCCTTGGCCCGGCGCTTGCTGTCCTCCACCTCCTCCGTTAACGATAGCTTCTGGGACATAGATGTCTGGTTGCTCATATCCAAAGTCCTTTAACACTTTCTTGTGAAACATCTCCGCAGCCTGAATCACTTTCACGAAGTAATCCCGCACGCTCTCGGGCACCATAGGTGAGTTGATCGCCTGCATAAGCTGACCAACCGCCGTGTAGTGCCGCTGAATCAATCCCGCCATCAGCATTCCAGTCTGCTTATCAACCTCTCGATTGAGCGACCCTGTAGCTGCCCGCAGCGGAATCCGCATCTTGTCAGTCTTGAACTCCTCAAGCGCCTCAGCCAACCTCTGCGCTTCCATGCCAAAGACTTCCTCACGCCCGCCTGTGCCAAACTTGCCATACATCGCCGTCAACGCGGTCCCCAACATCACGTGCGCATGGCGAAACTCGCTCGTCGCAAAACCAACCACGCTGTTGTTCTCCTGCATGACCGCCAGCGTGCCCGAGCTTGAGTAGACCGCTGGCCGCTTGCCCATGCTACCACTACCACTGCCGCTAACAGCAGGCGTAATGCCCGCACGCCGTGCCACCAGACCCAGCGTCATCTCTTCGTTCTTGAAGGTGCTCGGATACACGTCGCCTACCTGAAGCGCTTCGATCTCGTCCTGCTCGCCAACTAACAGCGCCCCCGGATACAGCTCCATATTGCTGTCCAGCGCTCGTGCACGAGGACTAACCCTAAGAGCACGCACATTTGCAACCGTAGCATTATCGAGGCGCTGGTTGTGCACCGTCGATAGCTCCTCTTGATAGGTCTCAAGCAGTTCAGCGTATCCGTGACCATAAAGTCCATCCGTCCTGTAGCCCAAACGCGCCCGCTTAACAGGCAGCTCGTTCTTGGGCATGAAATTGAATACCTTGCGCATGACCGTCTTGGTCAGCTTGTGATAGCTGTAGATCAGGCGATACTTGCGGTCCTTGAACCAATGAGGGAAGTAACACTCATAGATATCCCACTCAGCCGTTGACTCAGGGTACGCTGGTGTGCTGATACCCTGATCCTGAAGTTCCTGTTGCGTCTGCGGCCTCGGCGTAGAACGATCAGGCCGACTCAGCACATCGCTCACTGCATCTTGGCTATAGATACCGCGAAAGCCACGATCCTCAAGATCGAACCGCTTAAGCGTCTTACGCACCACCACCATATCGCACTGCTCAAGCGTCTGCTTGGCAGGGTCAGCCATGAAGTCCTCATGACGTAGCTTGCCAACACGAGGCCCACTATAAGTCGTTTCCTCAACACCCTTGATTCGCTTGGATGAACTGCTCTCGTAGCCCACCACGACCGCTTCCATGTTCTCTTCAACGCTTAGCTTCACAAACGCGGTGCCCAGCTTGGCAGCATCCGTGAACCAGAGCGCCTCAACGAACTGAAGGTCTAGCTCGCCCGGCTCCATGCCCACTAGGTCCATGAAGTCTTCTAGCACCTTGCGGCGTTCCTCTTTCGCCTTAGCGTCTCCTTTAGCGTAGTTCTGGAACACCCAAAGCGGATGGGTCGCATACACGATGCCCATAACCCTAGCGACCATCGTATCGACAGTCTCGCCCACCACCTGCACAATCGTATTCGCAGCGTTGGGGAAGGGAAAGTTGCGTGTCGCCTCGGCGGGAGTGCCAAGATAGAGCCGCCGCCATTTGGGGATTTTGTTCTGATGCAAGTCTTGGTGGCTATTTTCCAGCCACTCAATCTGCTGATCGATATACCGCACGATCTCTTCGTTGCGGTCTTTGCCGAAATCCACGTCTACGAGTTGAAACTTGTCTGCCATGCTAGTCCCATTCTACGCTCTCGGCTGACGCCTCGGTTAATACCCCGTTCTACTGGACCGCCCCTTATACTTCTGCCGCCTAGCATCAATCGACTTCATGATCGACTTCGCATGAATGGCGTTCCAAGTCTGTGGCGCATATCCAAGACAGTCAAGCACATCCACAGTCCGCCCACTCGGGTAATCATAGTATTCATCCAAGAACTCGCTCTGATCCTCACGCACCCACAGCCGACCCTCACGCAGCACCGGCTCCAAGCTTTCGATTCGCACCCGCTTGGCGTTCGCACCCCGGTCGCTTTTCAGCTCCCTCACTGTCAAGCGGCGTTCGCCCTTCTCAGGCTTCACATGTTTGTTGCGGTACTCAATGTGGTACTTGAGGATGCGCTGGGCCGCTACGGTTTCCAGCCAAAACTCAAGCAGATTCCACCGCGCCGCCATCTTGTAGATGTTCTCCGTCAGCGCATCATAACTGGCCGATTGCGCCCAAACATCCAGCAAGTAGATGTTATCGGTCTCAGGATTCAGTCCAGTCACCACAATCGCATGGTGGCACCGACCGCGCTCCTCAGCATGGTTTGGGTCCACAATCATGCTTCGAACCAACACATTAGGATCAAGGTCCTTAAGCGGCGGGGCTTGTCCAAACGCCATGTGCCGCAGCCACGAGCGGTTCTTCTGCTTGCCATAAGGGTCCGCAAACGTCGTGATCGGATCAACTGGCGACTTCGTGGCCGCATAAAACCGCAGCCATTCCGGCTTGAAGATGCACTCCTCCGGGTTGACCGGCAGGTTCAAGAACTGATGCGAATATAGGTAGGGTCCCTGAATGCGCCTGATCTCAGCTAGCGTTTTCTTCGAGAACTCCTCGGGGAAGATAGGCTCCCCATTTGGATGGGCCTCACAACAGCCGCCCTCGGCGCTGTGGTGCTCAATCACGAACTCAGGCTGGTTCTTGCGAATCCAGCCGCTCAAGTCGTTAGGTGCCCACCTGTTGTTAACGACCGTCCAAGTGCCAGTGTGGAAGCTTTCAAATGCTCCAATCAGCAGTTGGTGATATTGAATCGTCTTCTCCATGACGATCTCGCTCTCAAGCGCATCGCGCCCAACCGGATCGTCTTCATCCACGTCAGTGTAGTGCCGCGACTGAAGCGCCCCGCCCACGCCGATGAAATCGAAGGTGCCCTCGCCTTGAGGCCCCCTTGCGGTGCACTTCTGTTGCTTACTCTCGTTGGTCCAAGTTTCCTTCGCATCTGGAATGATCTCAGGAAACAACCATCGGAAGAGGTCGTTCTCCTGATAGTGCCAGTCAATGCGAGTGCCAAACTTAATCGCGTTCGCCAGCACTTCGCTCACAATCAAAATACGGCGTTCAGGCTGATGGGCACGTTTCATCCAAGCGATGAACTCATCATCGTAGCCCAACTCCCTCATGCAAATCTCGTCACGCTCATTGAAGGGCAGCACCCGCCACATATTGCGCCCCTCGGTGACCATCGTTGTCTTGTAGTGATCGCGAGGCAGCTCAATCAAATATCGCGGCACATCAGCTTCCAACCGCTCCAAGATCGGCTTATGCAGCGTGTCTGTCAGCCGCCGCCGCTTCAGCACAAACTTGACAAAGAAGTAGAGGCTACCCAGCGCATTCAAACGCATCGCCAACCTGTAGG